GTTTGGACACATTAAATCAACATATAATACTGGATGATGTTGCCCTACTCTATGTGCTCTATCCTCAGATTGTTTTCTTGACTCTAAATTAAAATCGTTTGAATAATAAATAACATTTGTCGCTGCATGTAATGTTATACCCATACCCCCGGTTTGAGGATTGCTAACAAAAAACCTTACATCACTTTCTTTGTCTTGAAATTTTTTTATCGCCTCTTGTCTTTTCTCAACCGAAGTATCACCATAATAATTAACAACAGTGTTTGAACCATAAGTTGTTGCTAACTTTTCTGTTATTGATACTATGTCATGACGAAACCTAGACCATATAATTATTTTGCCTTCCATTTCTTCAATGACTTCCATCAATACATTCATTCTATTGTTTTCAATTAATTTTAATTCGCCATCATCTGTCATCAGATAACCACATAATAATTGTTGCAATCGAAGTAATTGTGTCATGACTTCTGGAGCACTAACTATTTCTCCACTTTCTAAAAAAGCCACTGAAGTTTTTTTAATACTAAGATAATGTCTTTCTTGCTCCATCGTCAAAGTAACTTGTCTTGTTGTATATATTTTTGGAGGTAAATCTAATGCCTCGTCTTTTGTTGTTCGGTATGAATGTGCTTCAATTTTATTTTTCATTTCATCTAAGTTTCTGTATCCAACCACTTGATTAAACATGTGATTGCCCATTTTCATTTGTTTAATTACAGCAAACCTTCCTTGAAAAGACCAATAAGAATCATAACCAAGAATTTTTTTACTCAAAAATCCAAACTGTGAATATAAGTCAAGAGGTGATTTTGTTATTGGTGCTCCTGTCAAAATTCTTTTATACTTCGCTCCCTCGCCAAATTTTATTAAAGCTTTTGTCCTCTTTGCTTGAATATTTTTAATCGTGGTAGACTCATCTATTGCTAAAAGAAACTCACTTCTATGTGTTACCTTCTCTAAATATTGTAATACTTTCTTGGTCGCAAATGCCTCGACATTAATTAGAATGATTCTAAACTGATGTCTCTCAGTCACCGAACCACGAAGCTTTTCTAATTCTTTTTTATTTAAATTTGCTTTCCAAACATAAACTTCATGATCTATATGATCTGGCATGTGAATTGGTATTTCATTATCTCGCCAGTTTAAATACACACCTTTTGGTGCAACAATAATTGCAGAGTCAATATGTCTATTTTCATACAGCCATGCCATATTATCTATCAAGACTTTTGACTTGCCACATCCCATCTCCATAAAGTAAGCAAAGTTTCGCTTATCAAAACTTTTTTCTAATGCCTCTTGTTGATGTTTATATGGACTTGTTTTGTATTTAAAATTCATACCTCTCCCTTTTTTTATAGTTAAATCACATTTTTTCCCATAAGTCAAATGAAAAAAATATTATTTATATGTGTCGTCTACCCAAGCTAATGTTGAAGGAGAGGACATGGATTGTTTATATTTCCCCTTAAAAGTAGTTTCTTTTTCCGCAACTGCTCTTGGATCATCTTCAAACGATCCTTCCGATAACTCCTGGGATTCCTCCTCAGTGAGATACGGCCCCCAATACCCGTTCCACGAATCAAACGAAGTCCTCTCTTTTTTTGTCCAACCCTCAAGCTTGGCTATCCTCTGGATCGTCTCCTTCGGTGTCCCAATCTGGCGTGAAATAGAATCGGAGTCCCTCCCCACTCTCCACATCCTCTTCGCTACTTTCACTGCTAGGTGTGGGTGGTTTGGGAAACTTGATGACGTTACTTCTATCTTCAGAGTGTATGTTTTTTTCTTCATTCTTCTTCATCTAACTCTCCCTCTTCTAAATATACATTTTGCATTAAACCTTGTTTTGCACTCTCTAAATACCAAAGAACTTCGGCGGGGTCTTCAAAAGTCGTTATCATTTGCACTTTACCCTCTTTATTAATACCCATAATAACGGCTTGTTCTAATCTCTTTTTTGCGAGGTCGCAAACTCTTTCCAAAGAAATATTTGTTCTTTTTAATTTTCCTGGAAAATTAATTACATTATCCTCTTTCATTTTTGTTGTCCTTGACAACACTCTTCAACAACTGCCTTACATATCACACATTGTGTGTGTCCATGAATCTCAATTGTTCGTAAAACACCCTGGCATCTCGGACATCTTGGAGAGCAGTGTGCTGCAATCTGTTCGTCATTTAAAATTGTTTGATCAATTGGTATTTCTTCACTCATCTTTATATTCCTTTTCCTCTTTTAATATAGTTAAATGACCATTATATTTCATTTCTCTATATTTGGAAGCTAATAATCTAGTTCTTTTTGCCATTTCTGTATCTCCCACAACGGCATACTCAATAGATTGCTCCTCTAAATTTCTTATTATTCTATCTATGCCCATCAAGTCTTTGTTCCTACTTCTCTACATTGCATCTTCATTGTGTGTGGAAAATATAGTCTTGGTCTTATGTCAATCATCATTTCTCCAAGTCTCGCACCACATTCTTTTTCTGTTGCATAACCATTAGGTTGAATAACATCGTGAATCTCAACACAACTAGGAGTCGTATATAGAGAACAAACAATTATAACAGCAGTGAACATTTAACCTTCCAATACTTTTCTCCAACAAGTCAGTAACTCCTCTGCATATATGTCGCCACCTTCTCTTTTTTTCAAATCGTCAATCGTGTCAACAATAACCCTCTCTATTCGTTGGACTGCCTCGGTCCACGAAACATGGGTTCTTCTATCAGAGTATGTTTCTTCAATTCTTGTTTCCATGAAGACCTCCTTAAAAGTTCTCAAATAATCCCATTTTTTACCTTTTTTGTCAATTACATAGTGTTTCTGTCATAATTTTTTGTTTATAAATTTTTTTAAAAATAGGTGTAGAAAGTGTAGAAGTGTAGAAAATGATTGTAAGTTATTGTTTTTATTACATTCTGTTTCTACACTTTGGTTACACTTTCTACACTTCATATTTAATACGGAGTCCGCCCGCGAACATTTTTCTTCGTTTCTGATTGAAAAAGTATGGTAGAAACACTATTATAAGCAGATGCCAAAAGAGAAGTTTCTTACAAATAGACAAAAAGAGTTTGCTCGTTTCATAGTTGAAGGCACTTATTCTAACGCTGAATGTGCTAGAAAAGCTGGATATTCTGAAGGACAAGCAGCCAAGACTGCATCTCTGCTCCTCAATGGTAAAGATTTTCCATTGGTTGTAGATCATATTAAAGAACTTCGTGAGGCTCGAGAAAGAAAATATGGAGTTACCTTGCTTGGACAACTCAAAAGGTTTGCAGACCTTTCTAAAGGAGCAGAAGAAACTGGACAATTTTCTGCAGCCGTTAATGCAGAAAAGATTAGGTCTTCTCTTGGTGGTCTTGCTATTGATAGAAGGGAAACAAATGTTACTCATCAATTAGATAAACTTTCTCGTGAAGAAATTATTGCTCGTCTCTCTGAAATAAGAAAAGCATATCCCTCTGCGTTTATTGAAGGTGAATATGAAGTTGTCGGAGAGCATAAGGGGGAGAAAAAGCTCTCCGACTTGGGCATAAAGTAGCAATTCCCGAAATTGCTCCGTGCCTCTAAGAATTAACATACATATTTTCTGCAAGTCAAGATTGTTTTTTTATTTCTTTTATGTCTTGTTCAAACTCTTTTATACTTTGAGCTATTTCAAGCACCATATCAAGACCAAGTAAAACACCTCTTTGTTCTGCAATATCTTCACGAAGTTTTAAATTAAGAAGTTCACAATGTGTCTCATAAAGATTTCTTAATTTATTAACATTGTCGTATGTTAAACTATGTGGCTTTGCCATTTTCAATCTCCTTTTTTAAAGCTAATCCTATATACATAGCATTTTGAGGACATATAGCATTTCCCAAACCTTTTAATCTGTTTGTTCTATCTTTGTCCAATTCGTAGGATACCCCATTAGGAACTCCGTGAAGTTCACATTCAATCTCCCACCATGTTCGTTGTTCTTCAAGACTTCTCTTGGCAACGATTTGTCTCTGCTCTTCTTCCATGTTGGGTTGTATGATGC